GATGAGGATCTGGACCCCATCACCAGTTGCGTGGTGGTCGAGACCGCGGTGCCCACGCCGGCCCCGAAAGCGCCCAAGTTGGGCACCGTTGAGCGCATCGCACTAGACGTTGCCGAGCAGTTGGCAGGGGGCATGGCGAGCGTGGAGGCGGTGATCAGCGGGGTGGTGGAGCGCTTGCCGGTGGTGCCAGGGGAGCGCGATCGGCGCCGCGAGAAAGCCAAACGTGCGGTAAATCACCTGTTGGAGTCTGCGATTCATTGCAGCTTGGACGATTTGGGCTTCATCACGGTGAGTGCCTGACGTGCAAAACATTGCATCCACACGCCACACGAACCCACACGTGGCCACGTGTGGCGGTGTGGCGAAGATGCCTGGAATGCCACTTAGCCACACCACCCCCTTTAGGGGGTGTGGCTGTGTGGCATGGCATCGGGGTGGAGTGGGTGGGACTGGGGAAATGGGGTACTGGCACGGGGGCACCGCAGTTCTGCGCTCTGTGCAAAAAATCGCACGATGGCCACGGGGAGGGTTGGATGCGTGATACGTGCAAAAAACATCAAGGTGAACGAACAGGGCAGACGCATCGGCGAGTCGCATCAGAACACCACGCTCACCGATCACGATGTCGAGCTGATCTGCGCACTGCGCGATGAGGGGCTCACGCTCTCCAAGATCGCGGAGAAGTTCGAGGTGAGCAAGGAATGCGTCTGGAAGATCGTGCACGGCCACCGACGCGGGCAGTGGGATGCGCGGCTGATCCGCGTGTCCGTGACGATGGACCGGGGGAAATAGGATTTGAGTCATGGCAAAAGTTGGTCGACCTGAATCATACCGCCCCGAGTTCTGCGAGCTCGCGATTGAGCTTGGCAAACTGGGCAAGTCCTATGCGCAGATCGGTGCAGCGGTCGGCGTGGCGCGCATCACGCTCTACGAGTGGATGGATCGTCACCCCGAATTTGCTGACGCGATGAAGCGCGCACGGGACTTGGCGCTGGCGTGGTGGGAGGATCAGGCGGCAGCGGGCATCTGGGAGGACCGCGAGGGCGCGAGGCTCAATGCGCAGGTCTGGTCCCGCTCGATGGCAGCGCGCTTCCCTGACGACTACCGCGAGGCACGCAAGACCGAGCTCGTGGGCGCCAACGGCGGCCCCGTGCAGGCGCAGATCGTGGTGCAGACGGGCGTGCCGGATCCAGGGAGCGATCTGGTCTGAACATCGATCTGGGCTACCGGCCCCGCGCCTGGCAGCGCGAGGTCCACCAGCAGCGCCGGCGCTTCACGGTGCTCGCGTTGCACAGGAGAGCCGGCAAGACCGAGTTGGCACTGCGCCAGTTGCTGGACAGCGCATTGCGCTTTGACAAGCCCCTTGGCCTGTTCCTGTACGTCGCCCCCTTCCTGCGCCAGGCGCGCGCGATCGCCTGGTCGCGGCTCCGGCAGATTGTCTCCCCCCTGGTCGAGCACGGGCTCTGCACCGTGAACGAGTCCGAGCTCTCGATCAAACTGCACAACGGCGCCACGATCCGCGTGTACGGTGCGGACAACCCCGATGCGATGCGCGGACTGCGCGTGGACGGGTTGGTGATCGACGAGGTCGCGGACGTGAAGCCCGAGGCCTGGCTCGAGGTACTGCGCCCGGCGCTGGCTGACCGCATGGGCTGGGCGATGTTCATCGGCACCCCTCACGGCGTGAATCTCTTTTCCGAGTTGTTCTTCCGCGCCCGTGAGCTAGACGACTGGCACGCCGCGCTTTACACGGTGCACGACACCGAGGCGCTCGATCCGCGCGAGGTCGCGAACTACCAGGCCTCGGTCGACGACAACACCTTCCGCCGCGAGATGCTCTGTGACTTCAGCGCCGCGGGCGAGGACCAGTTGATCAGCCTCACGCTCGTGCAGGAGGCCTGCAAGCGCCACGTGCGCCCCGACCAGTACACCTGGGCCGGTCGGGTGCTGGGCGTCGATCCTGCGCGCTTTGGCGACGACCGGAGCGTGGTGTTCCCCCGGCAGGGATTGCTTGCCGGCAAGCCGTGGGTTTACCGCGGACTGGACAACATGACGCTTGCCGATCGCGTCGCCCGGCACATCGAGGAGTGGAAGCCTGACGCGGTGTTCATCGACGCGGGCAACGGGGCGGGCGTCATCGACCGACTGCGGGCGCTGCATCACGACGTGGTCGAGGTGCACTTCTCGGGCTCCCCGCAGCATCCCCGCTTTCTGAACAAGCGCGCCGAGATCTGGTGGGAGCTCCGCGACTGGCTCGCCGCCGGCGGCGTGATCCCCGATCTGGTCGATCTCAAGCAAGACCTCGCCTCGCCCACGTACAAGTTCACGCCCGCGGACAAGATCCAGTTGGAATCGAAGGACGATCTGAAGGGCCGCGGCCTGCCCAGCCCCGACTTGGGCGACGCCCTGGCACTCACGTTCAGCTATCCGGTGCACCGTGCCGAGACCGTGCGGGCGCGCGCCGAGCGCATGGGCATCGCGGTGCGCGATGAGCTCTCCGCACTGGATCACGACCCCTACGCCCGCCTCTGAGTGTCCGTGACGCCGAGAGCGCTGCCGCACAATCGGCCGCAGACACTCGGAGACCCGTGCCGCCATGTGCATGAAATCCCCCAAGATGCCCGACCCTCCGCCGCCCCCGCAGCCGCTGAAGCCGCCGGACGTGGATCTCAAGGCTATGGGTAAGCGCAACCGCGCAGGCGGCATGACGGGCGGGAGTCTGTTGACCGGCGCGAGCGGGCTGACAGGCGGCATGCCCACCGGTCGCACCTCGCTCCTCGGTGGCTGATGGATCAACCGCTGAATCGCCGCCAGCGCATCCTCTCGCGCAAAAGCGCGCTGTGGACCGAGCGCTCGTCCTGGGTCACGCACTGGCGTGAGATCAGCGACTTCCAGCAGCCGCGCGCCGGGCGCTTCGTGGCGACCGATCGCAACCGCGGCGACAAGCGCACCAACAACATCATCGACAACACCGCCGTCTTCGGTGCGCGCACGCTCGCCGCGGGACTGATGTCGGGCGTCACCAGTCCCGCGCGCCCGTGGTTTCGCCTCGAGATCGAAGACAAGGACATGATGGAGGCCGGTGCCGTCAAGACTTGGCTGCACGATGTCTCTGCGTTGATGCGCCGCGTGTTTGCCGCGAGCAACACGTATCGCGCACTGCACCACCTCTACGAGGAGCTGGGGCTCTTCGGCACCGCCGCGAGCGTGGTGCTGCCCGACTTTGACAACGTGATCCACCATCACCCCATGACGATCGGCGAGTACGCGCTCGCGACCGATCAGCGGGGGAACGTGAATTCCTTGATTCGCGAATTCCAAATGACCGTCGGCCAGATGGTCGAGCAGTTCGGGATGGACGCCTGCAGCCAGACGGTGCGCGATCTGCACACCCGCGGCAACTACGATGCGTGGGTGGACGTGCTGCACGTGATCGAGCCCCGGCGCGATCGGGACGTGCGCAAGCTGGACGCGCGGAACATGCGCTTTGCGTCGATCTACCTCGAGCCCGGCAAGGACAACTCGGACAAGTTCCTGAGCGAGTCGGGCTTTGAGCAGTTCCCCGTGCTGGCGCCGCGCTGGAGCGTGACGGGCAATGACATCTACGGCTCGAGCCCTGGCATGGAGTGCCTGGGCGACGTGAAGCAGTTGCAGCACCAGCAACTGCGCAAGGGCCAGGCGATCGACTACCAGGTGAATCCGCCCCTGCAGGTTCCCACCCGGTTCAAAGAGGCCAACAAGGCGCGCTTGCCGGGTGGTGTTTTTTACGTGGACGCGCAGGGCCAGAACCAGGCGGTGCGCACGGCCTTCGAGGTGCAACTGAACCTCCAGCACTTGATGATGGACATCCAGGACGTGCGCGAGCGGATCCGCAGCGCGTACTACGCGGATCTCTTCCTGATGTTGGCCAACGATTCGCGCTCCGGTGTCACCGCCCGCGAAGTTGCCGAGCGCCACGAGGAGAAGCTCCTGATGCTCGGCCCCGTGCTCGAGCGCCTGCACAACGAGCTCTTGGAACCCCTGATCGACATCACCTTTGAGCGCTGCTCGCGCGCAGGGATCCTGCCGCCCGCACCGCCCGAGCTTCAGGGCATGGATCTCAAGGTCGAGTTCATCAGCGTGCTGGCACAAGCCCAGCGTGCGGTCGCCACCGGCGGCATGGACCGCCTGCTCGCCACCGTGGGGCAGTTGGCCGCGCTCTCGCCCGCGATCATCGACAAGGTGGACTTCGACCAGGTGGTCGATGACTACGCCGATGCCTACGGCGTGAACCCCAAGATCGTGGTGCCCGATGCGGATGTCGCAGCGTTGCGCGAGCAGCGCGCCGCCGCCCAGCAGGCGCAGATGTCGGCCGCCGTCGCCCCGCAGGCCGTGGCGAGCGCGAAGACCGCAAGCGAAATCAACACCGACAATCTGCGCGATGTGATGAGTCAATTCACGGGCTACAACACGCCAAGCGCGGGGTTCGTGTAACCCCGCCACAGTGAGGCCGCGATGTGCTGCGACCTGAACTCCTTGCACTGATTCCCCACTGCCAGAGCGAGCTCCAGCGCGAGCGCGTGAGGTCTATCGCCCAGCACGGCCTTGACGCCACCTCGCGCACCCTGGGCGTGGACGCCGGGAGCCTGCGCAATCTGTTGCGCAAGCTGAAGGTGCGCGCGATTGAGCCTCCCCTCACTGCGCCACCGATCGCCGCCCCCGCTGCCATCGAGATCGACGAGCCGGTGTCCGAGATCGATGTGGATGCACTGGTCGCGCGCCGGGTGCGCCAGTTCGAGCGCAAGGTGATCGCCGAGCAGTCGCGCGCACTGTTCACGGCACGGGTCAATCTGCCCGGGCCGATCGGGGTGCTGTTCTTCGGTGACCCGCACGTCGATGACGACGGCACCGATTTGGGGCTGTTGTTGAAGCACGCCGCCCTCGTGCGCGAGACCGAGGGGCTCTTCGGTGCGAACGTGGGCGACTCGACCAACAACTGGATCGGGCGCCTGGCGCGCTTGTACGCGCAGCAATCGACCACCGCGGCCGAGGCCTGGGCGCTCTGCGAGCACTTCATCCACGCCGTGCGCGATTGGTTGTTCATCCTCTCTGGCAACCACGACGCCTGGTCAGGCGCGGGCGATCCGCTCTCGTGGATCTGCCGCCAGGGCGGGAACCTCTACGAAACCAATGTCCGCATGCGGATCGACTTCCCCAACGGGGCTGAAGTGTTCGTGAACGCCCGGCACGACTTCTCGGGGCACTCGATGTGGAACCCCGCTCACGGCGTGGGTAGAGCCGTGCAGCAGGGGATGTGGGATGACCTGGCCATTGCCGGGCACCGGCACGTCTCGGGGTACATGGTGCTGAAAGCCCCCACCGATGGGCGCATCTGTCACGCAGTCCAGGTCGCGAGCTACAAGACTTACGACCGCTACGCCAAGGAAAAGGGCTTCCGCGACCAGCTCGTCTCGCCCGCGGTCGTGGTGATCATCGACCCTGATAAACCGATCGGCTCCCCCTCGCGCCTGAGCGTCTTCCACGACGTGGAGGAGGGGGTCGAGTTCCTGAAGTGGAGGCGCGCAC